TATTGATGAAGGTCTAATGCCTTACGAACCTTATGATTACCAAAAGAATATAATGCATGAGGTTAATGATAACAGATTTGTTATCTGTAAGATGCCTCGTCAGACTGGTAAGACAACAACAATGGTAGCAATAATGCTACACTATGCTTTATTTAATCCAGACTTTAATATTTCAATTCTGGCTAACAAAGCAGCAACAGCTAGAGAGATCTTAGGAAGATTACAATTAGCATATGAAAACTTACCTTGGTTTTTACAACAAGGTATAGTAGAATGGAACAAAGGTAATATTGTTTTGGAGAATGGATCCAAAATATTTGCATCATCTACATCAGCATCTGCAATCAGGGGTATGTCTATTAACTTAGTATACTTAGATGAGTTTGCATTCGTTCCATCAACAGTACAAGAAGAATTTTTTAACTCTGTATATCCTACAATATCATCTGGTAGATCATCAAGAGTATTGATTACATCTACACCTAATGGTATGAACATGTTTTATAAACTATGGCATGATGCAGAGAAAGGTTATAATGATTACGCAACAGTAAGTGTTAACTGGTGGGACGTTCCAGGTCGTGATGAAGAATGGAAAGAACAAACTATTAGAAACACTTCTGAGAAACAATTTGCAGTTGAGTTTGAATGTGAGTTTCTTGGATCATCAAGTACATTAATAGATCCTCATAAGTTGAGGAACTTAGTATTTAAGAATCCAGAAGAAGAAAATGAGAACTTAAAAATATTTGAACAGCCAAAAAAAGATCACATATATGTGGTTACAGCTGATACAAGTAGAGGAGTAGGAAATGACTATAGTGCATTTACAGTTATAGATGCAACAGAAGTACCTTATAAGGTAGTTGCAACATATAGAAGTAATACTATTGCACCAGTGTTATATCCTAAAGCAATATACAATGCAGCAAGAGCATATAACAATGCTCATGTATTAGTAGAAATTAATGATATAGGTCAACAAGTAGCAGACATATTACATCACGATATGGAATATGAAGCTGTAATAACTGCCCAGTGGAAAGGTCGTGCTGGTCAGGTAGTTGGTGGTGGATTCGGTGGAGGCGATAGTCAATTAGGTATTAGAACAACACCTGCAATGAAAAGAATAGGATGTTCTATGTTAAAGACTATTGTAGAGAATGATAGATTAATAATTAACGACTTTGATATCTTGTCAGAATTAACAACATTTGTTGCTAATAAAAGAGGAACAAACTTTGAAGCAGAGCCAGGTCAGAATGATGACTTAGCTATGTGCTTAGTATTTTTTGCTTGGTTAACTAACCAAGACTACTTCAAGGAGCTGACTGACATAGATATAAGAAAGAACTTATACGAATTAAATCAACAAGCCATGGAAGAACAGTTGTTACCGTTCGGAATAATAAACGACGGTAATGATGAAGACGAGTGGCAAGAAGATGACGAATTTAAAGGTGGAACAAGAGTAGCTGTTGAAGGCTGGGACTATGAGGGCATAGACGAGTACAAGTCACTCTTCTAGTATCAAGTTTTATAAATATAACAGAGCTTTATAATCTACCAATAGAAAAGGAGAATTGAAATGGCATTTCAGGTCAGTCCAGGTGTTAATGTATCAGAAATCGATTTAAGTACAGTTGTACCAGCGGTTTCTACTACAGAAGGTGCCTTAGCAGGGGTTTTTAAATGGGGACCTGTCGACGAGCGTGTCTTAATTGACAGCGAGGAGACATTAGTCAACCGTTTTCAAAAGCCCGACGGAAACTTAAATCCGGAAACATTTTTTACTGCAGCCAGCTTTTTGGCTTACGGTAATAAACTCTATGTCAACAGAGTAATTAGCTCTGCAGCCAAGAACGCTGTCTCTAACGGTAGTTCAGCAGCAGTCTTAGTTAAGAACGCTGATTTCATAGATTCAGTCTCTTTAACAAGTAATGATCACTTTGTAGCTAGATATCCAGGCGTGCTTGGAAACAGCTTACAAGTTTCAGTATGTAGATCAGCAAATGATTATCTTGAAGCATCAACTGGTACACTTACCATTGCAGCAGGAAACAACATTGCAACTACATCACAAAACGAAACTACAGCAGGTGGTACTTCTCTTGTTAATATAGGAGACAAAATTAAATTTGGAAACTCTACAGTGGGCGTTGCTTACTTAGAGGTAACTGCTGCCAACAGCACCACATTCACATTTAAACAAAACTATACAGGAGCAGTTGATTTATCAACAGTTGCTTTCAGCAGATACTGGAAGTACTGGGATCAAGTAAGAGCAGCTCCAGGAACATCTACCTATGTTACTGACAAAGGTGGAGTAGGTGATGAGATCCATGTAGTCGTTTCAGACGAAGATGGAGATATCACAGGAACCAAAGGACAAATATTAGAAGTGTACGAAGGTCTATCAAGAGCAACTGATGCTAAAACAGAATCAGGTGAATCTAACTGGTGGATCAATGTTATTAAATCACAATCTAATTATGTTTGGGCCAAGAACGCATACGGGCTAGCAGCTAATACAACAGCAGCAGCAAGTACAGCATTAACAACAGACAACGCAATCTACGACTCACTTAAATTGGGTACAGACTCTGCAGCAGAAGGAAGCATGTCATTAGCTGATATTTCAGCTGGTTATGATATGTTTAAGTCAGCAGAAGATGTAGACATCAGCTTAATCCTACAAGGTAAAGCGTTAGGTGGAACAGCAGATTCAGGAGTTGCAAAATACATTATCGATAATATCTGCGAAGATAGAAAAGACTGTGTACTATTTGCTTCACCTTCATATGCGGATGTTGTTAATAACATAGGCGGAGAAAGAGACGCAATTATAGCATTCAGAAATGCTTTAACAAACTCTTCATACGCGATTATGGATTCTGGCTACAAATATGCATACGACAAATATAATGACGTATACAGATATGTTCCATTAAACGGAGACATTGCAGGACTAGCAGTTCGATCAGATGAACTAAGAGACGCATGGTTCTCTCCAGCAGGATACAACAGGGGTGCTATTAAGAACGTAGTTAAACTTCCTTACAATCCTAAGAAAGCTGACAGAGACATTTTATATCAAAACGATATAAACCCAGTAGTAACATTCCCAGGACAAGGTACAATCTTGTTTGGAGATAAAACATTACTAGGTAAGCCAAGTGCATTCGATAGATTGAACGTAAGAAGATTGTTCATAGTACTAGAGAAAGCAATATCCACAGCAGCTAAATTCACATTGTTTGAATTTAACGACAGCTTCACTAGAAGTCAATTTAAGAACTTGGTCGAACCATTCTTAAGAGACATTCAAGGAAGACAAGGTATTCAAGACTTTAAAGTAGTTTGTGACGACACAAACAACACTGGCGAAGTTATTGATAGAAATGAATTCGTAGGAGACATCTACATTAAACCATCAAGAAGTATCAACTTTATTCAATTGAATTTTGTTGCAGTTAGAAGTGGTGTAGAATTCTCTGAGATAGTTGGCAACTTTTAATAAATAGGAATAGGAGAACAAAATGGCATTTAACATAAATGAAATTAGATCGCAATTAGCCCTTGGTGGTGCTAGACCGACTCTATTCCAAGTAAATATTACTAACCCAGCTAACTCATCTGGAGACTTAAAAAGCCCTTTCTTAATAAGAGCTTCTCAAGTACCAGCATCAACTTTAGGATTCATTGAAGTACCTTACTTCGGAAGAAAAGTTAAAATAGCAGGCGATAGAACATTTGCAGAATGGAACGTGACAGTAATCAATGACGAAGATTTTCTAATCAGAAACGCTATGGAAGAGTGGATGAATACAATCAACTCACACCTTGGCAACGTTAGAGGGTTTGGATCAGCAGCTGACTTATCATACAAGTCAAGTGCACAGGTCACACAGTTTAGTAAGACAGGCGTACCAATCAGAGAATATACCTTCAATGGTATCTTCCCAGTTAACATAACTGAGATGGAAGTTGATTGGAATGCAACTGACGTACTACAAGAATTCCAGGTCACCTTCCAATACGACTGGTGGGAAGTATCTGGTGGTTCTACAGGCAACTACGGGAACTAGGGATAAAGTCAACTTAGTTGTTGACTTTACTTCTTTTATGGGGGATAATTATATCCCCTATAAATATATAATGAGGTAAGCATGGCAGAATTATTCGGATTCGAAATCAAACGAAAGGGCACAGAAGACCTGGGTTCGTTCGTTCCAAAATCAGAAGACGACGGAGCAGTAGTAGTCGCGGAAGGCGGCGTCTATGGACAATACGTTGATCTTGAACACACATCAAAAACAGAAGGCGAGCTCGTTACAAGGTATAGAAATATGGCCATGCAACCCGAGTGCGAGAACGCTATTGATGATGTAGTGAATGAATCGATTGTTTACGATCCGGAATCACATACAGTAGAATTAGACTTAGATCAAGTACAAGTAGCAGACAATGTTAAGGAGAAAATCCAACAATCATTTCACGACGTGAAAGATCTGCTAGACTTTGAGCGACAGTCTTACGAAGTATTCAGACATTGGTATATCGACGGAAGATTATACTATCATGTAATTATAGATGAGGAGAATCCACAAAACGGTATTCAAGAACTCAGATATATCGATCCTAGAAAGATCCGTAAGGTAAGGCAAGTCAAAAAGAAAAATAAAGGACAAGGGCCAAATAGGATTCAATTACATCAGACAAGACAAGAGTATTACTTATACAACGAAAAAGGATTTAAAGGCGGGCCAGGAGTTACAAATCCCGCTCAAGGTACTACACAAGGCTTAAAAATAGCCAAGGATAGTATATTACATTGTACCTCTGGTTTAATGAGTGAAGATAATAAAATGGTATTATCCCACTTACACAAAGCAATTAAACCTTTAAACCAATTAAGAGTACTTGAGGATGCAACGGTCATCTATAGGATATCCAGAGCACCAGAAAGAAGGATCTTTTATATTGACGTTGGTAATCTACCAAAAGTAAAGGCTGAACAATACCTAAGAGACATGATGGCCAAGCACAAGAATAGACTTGTGTATGATGCTACAACAGGCGAACTTAGAGATGATCGAAAGTTTATGACCATGTTAGAGGATTATTGGCTACCAAGAAGAGAAGGCGGGAAGGGTACTGAAATCACTACTCTTCCAGCTGGACAAAACTTGGGAGAGATGGACGACGTCCTATACTTCCAAAAGAAATTATACCGAGCACTCAATGTTCCAGTATCTAGATTAGAAGCTGAGACAGGATTTGCAATCGGTAGAGCATCAGAGATTTCTAGAGACGAAATTAAATTCCAAAAGTTTATAGCTAGAATTAGATTGAAGTTTTCTAGAATCTTTGAACATGCTTTAGAGAAACAGTTAATCCTCAAAGGTGTTATCACTGCTGACGATTGGCCCCAAATAAGAAGAGAGATGAGATACGACTTTGTCACAGACAGTCACTTCTCAGAACTAAAAGAATTAGAAATCTTTAGAGAAAAGTTAAGTGCAGTCAATGACGTGGATCCATACTTAGGTAAATACTTTAGTAGCCATTGGGTTAAGACTCATGTTCTTAGACAAACTGAAGATGAGATTGAAGAAATGCACGCTGAAATGGTTGCAGATACAGAGGCTGAGCAAGAAAAATTAGATCAAATGCCTGATCAACCTCCTGTAGATGGTGCGGAAAATGGGGGAGAACCGCCAGAAGGCGCAAATGGTTACCCAGAAGCTCCGCCGGAGCAGGTGTAAGATATATAAATATAATAGGAGAATATTATGAGTGATGATGCAACAGCAAGAAATATAGTTGATTTGGCAATGGATGATAAACCTAATAAAGCAGGTGATGTAATGAACGACATCTTACTTGACAAAATAGGTCAACATGTACAAGACATGAAAGCTGAAATATCAAATGATATGTTCGGCCAAGAACTTCCAGAGCCTGATGCTGAGCCAGTTGAAGTCCAACCAGAGTTAGATTTAGAACCTAACGAAGAAGAGGATGAGACTTACGAAGCTGATCAAGAGATTATAGATGAACCTGATAATGACAGTGATGTAGAAACAGACCCTGAGGAATCAGAAGAAGAGGAAGAACAATGAAATCACTTAGACAAATAGTCGAGTTAAAGAAAATTGATTTAGTACCGGATCCAGAAGCACAAGCTGGAACAGTCTCCAATTATGCTAATCCGAAATCAGAAGCTGAGAAGCGATTCGTAGCTAAGCATATGGATAGCGTTCAGAAAACTAGCCATCCTGCATATGATGATCAAGCAGAGCAAGATGCTGTATTCCAAGGTGCTAACAAACAAAAAGACATGACTCACGACAATGCTGGAGCAGGCCATTATAAAGATGGTGAAGATGCAGCAGTATATGAAGCAGCAGAACAAGCAGTTGACTTCGTAAGAGAAAATTTAACAGACGAGAATTTATCCGCTTTCGATAAGCTACTTGATGAGCAGCCAGAAGCTGCAGTAGAATTTGCATTAAGTACAGTTAATGAGATTGCAGGAGATGAAGACAATGGCTGAGATACTTAAATTAAAAAGTTCACAAGCAGCCCTTGTAGCAAACAATACTCATGCAGGGAACATTGGTTCTTCAACTGTAGTAAGAGTATACAACAACCACACAGCCAAAGGCGACGTAACAGTACAGACAGCATCCAACAATGCCTCTACAGTAGGTGATGCAGTAGTTAAAGGTATGATATCTGTTGCACCAGCTGAGTATGTGTTACTAAAAAAAGATCCAACTGATGAAGTGTTTGGATCAGCAGCTACTTTATTAGCAGCTGCAGTATCAGTAGAGGGATAACAATGAAGCTAATTGCAGAAACAAACTTTGATAATGTAAATGTGAACATAACAGAAGCCGCAGATGGCAAAGGTAAGAATTACTTTATCGAAGGTATATTCATGCAAGGTGGCATAAAGAACAGAAATGGTCGAATGTATCCAATGGAAACATTAGACAAAGAAGTAAATCGATATAACGATACTTTCATCAAGCAGAACAGAGCTTATGGAGAGTTGGGTCATCCAGAAGGGCCAACAATAAACTTAGAAAGAGTTTCCCATATGATGAAAGACCTTAAAAGAGAAGGTAATGATTATGTCGGTAAAGCAAAGATCATGGATACTCCATATGGTAAGATTGTAAAATCTTTAATTGATGAAGGCGCTAATTTAGGTGTCTCGTCAAGAGGTATGGGGTCTCTCAGAATGAACAGTGATGGTATTAATGAAGTGCAGGGTGATTTTCAGCTTGCTACAGCAGGTGATATTGTGGCTGATCCTTCTGCACCAAACGCATTTGTGAATGGTGTAATGGAAGGCGTTGAATGGGTTTATGACGCCGCTACTAACTCTTGGCAGAGCCAAGCAGTTATAGAGGAGATTGTAAGAACGGGGAATAAGTCAGTGAAAGAATTGAATGAAAATTCAATAGCTCTCTTTGAAAGATTCCTAAATACCCTGTAAACCTATAATTTATAAATAATATACACAGAAAGTATAGACTCAAACACGAGGAGAAAAAAATGGCTAATGAACTAAAAAGTTCGAATAACGAAGAAATCGAAGCTGTGGCCGAAGAGCAAGTAGAACTTGACGAGTTTAAGGCCAGCGGTGAGAATTCGGCTGTTGCTGATCCTGTGACTAAAGGAAGTAATAAAAGAGGTGCAGATAAGACTGCATCATTTACTGCTCCTAATCCAGGTGGCGCACAAGAGAAGTCCGGCTCAGAGTCAAAAGGTGAAGATTTAATATCTTCTAAGTCAGGTAAACAAGCACCTAAGCGTAAAGCTGATAAAGCAGCAGGCGAAGGTAATGTTGGTGGTCCATCAGGTTCTGGCGAATCTGTAACCCCTGGTCAAGGAAGTAAAGAAATGGCACCTGGACATTCAGGCGGAGTCAAAGAAGACATAGACGCTATCTTTGGAGATGATCTCTCTGAAGACCTAAGAGAAAAAGCAGAGACAGTTTTTGAAGCTGCGATAAGCGCTAGAGTTTCAGATATCAATGCAGAATATTCAAATGCGTTTGATTCGCAAATAGCAGAAGCTAAAGAATCAATTGCTGAGGATATGACAGCTAAAGTAGATGAGTACATCAACTACCTAAGCGAGCAGTGGATGGAAGAAAACAAAGTTGCTATAGAGAGCTCTCTTAAAGTAGAAGTAGCAGAATCATTTATGTCAGGCTTAAAAGGCTTAATGGAAGCACACAATGTTGTAATTCCAGAAGAGGCAGATTCAGATATTCTCACAGACCTTCAAAACAGAATAGAAGAGTTAGAAGGAAAGTTAGAAGAAGAAACATCTTCAAAAATTTCACTTGGCAACGATTTAATCGAGGCACAAGTACAAAACATTTTTGCTGAAGCATCAGATGGTTTAGCAGAAACACAAATTGAAAAACTCCGTGCTCTATCGGAAGGATTAGATTATGATAACGTCGACGATTTTGAAAAGAAATTAAACACTTTGAAAGAATCATATTTCGACAACAAGGCGGCTGGGGCTCCAACAAATGTTGAAGACCAAGATCCAATTGATTTAGATGAGGAAACTCAACCTAAGTTAACAGGATCCATAGCCAATTATAGTGACGCAATTTCGCGTACTGTAAGAAAATAACGTTAGGTAATAATAGGAGCTATCATGCAATACCAATACGAAGAACTACAGTCCAAATGGCAGCCGATTATTGAGCACAGTGATCTACCTGAAATTTCAGATAGTCATAAGAAATCAGTAACTGCAGTATGTTTGGAAAACACTGAGAAGGCTCTCCGTGAAGAACAAGGATTTGGTCCTTCTTCTTTATTAGAGGCCGCTCCAACTAATGCCACTGGTTCAAACGTAGACAACTACGATCCAGTATTAATTAGCTTAGTGCGTAGAGCAATGCCAAATTTAGTAGCATACGACCTAGTTGGCGTTCAGCCAATGACTGGTCCGACTGGCTTAATATTTGCTATGAGAAGCAGATATACAAACCAGACTGGTACTGAGGCATTCTACAACGAAGCTGATACAGAGCATTCAACTGTGGTCGCAGGTTCTGGTAACAACACCCTAGGTAACGCGCAAGAAGGTACACAACCATCAGGTAACAGTACTTCTTATAACTTTGCCGAAGGTATGTCAATCGCTCAAGCAGAGGCTTTAGGTTCAAGTGGAAACACTGCTTTTGCTGAAATGGCTTTCTCAATAGAGAAAATCGCCGTTACAGCTAAGTCAAGAGCTTTAAAAGCTGAATACTCAATGGAACTAGCACAAGACTTAAAAGCAATTCATGGTCTTGATGCTGAGACAGAATTAGCAAACATTCTTTCAACTGAAATCTTAGCAGAGATCAACAGAGAGATTGTCAGAACAGTTAACTTAGTTGCTGTTACTGGTGCTCAACAAAATACATCTGCAGCTGGAACATTCGATTTAGATATCGATTCCAACGGAAGATGGATGGTTGAAAAATTCAAAGGTCTTATGTTCCAAATCGAGAGAGAAGCTAACGAGATCGCAAGAGGAACAAGAAGAGGAAAAGGAAACATAATGTTATGTTCATCCGACGTCGCTTCTGCTCTTCAAATGGCTGGTGTATTAGATTACACTCCAGCTTTAAACTCTAACAATCTATCTGTTGATGATACTGGTAATACTTTTGCTGGTGTTCTTAACGGAAGAATTAGAGTCTTTATCGATCCATACTTCGCTCCATCATCAGGTATTCACTACATGACTGTTGGTTACAAAGGATCAAGCGC